CTGGCGAAGGAGAGGATCTTACGACTCCCACTCCTGATCAGGAACTCATTTACAACCCTGGCTACTCGGATCATGGTCGTCCGAAGAATGATCCCAATCCAGGGGCTCCTCACGCTGGCAGCGTTGATAATCCGCCCCAAGCTGATCAGGAGTACCCGCCGGAGAGGGCGCCTGAGTAGCCTCGCTTTTAGGTAATGGATGCAAGGCATTTAAAGAGCATTACCCAAGTAACACGGTTCTACAACGGAAGGAAAGCATATGCCTAGAGGACAATTAATGTGGGTTACTCCGGTGCGTTTTGACAGTTCGGGGCGACCTATCGACCCTGACTATGGCGTCGATGAAGGCGGTCATCCCGATCATGAACTTCCGGGCGGTCGTCCGGGCGGTCGTCCCCCGCGTCCCGATCAGGGACTTCCGGGCGGTTGGCCGGGTCATCCCGATCAAGGTCTTCCTGGCGGCGGTCGTCCTCCGCGTCCTGGTCATCTTCCCTCGTTTGGTGGGCGCCCAACGGATCCCGATTGGGGCGTCGATGAAGGTGCAGGACCCGATCAGGGCCTTCCGGGTGGTGGTGGTCGTCCCCCACACGTCGGTAATCGTCCACCGCGTCCGGGTCGTCCCACCGATCCTGACTACGGCGTCGATGAAGGTCATATTCCGGTTTGGCCGATTGGTCCCGATCAGGGTCTTCCGCCGGTTCCTGGCCAGCCCTTGCCCCCGACCAACCCGCCGCCGGGCACGATTTGGCCTCCGCTTCCCCCAAGCGTTCCGGAAGGCAAGGCCATTGTTCTTGTGGCAATCTCAGGCGTCGGCTATCGTTATGCGGTGATTACGGTTCCTCCGCATCCCGATCAGGGACTTCCCCCGAACAAGCCACCGTCCGAGAAGCCGCCGGCGCCTGATCAGGGTCTACCGGGTGGTGCAGCGCCAGGTACTCCGACTCAGCCCATCGCGCCAGGCGGAACACCACCGACGGCACAGCCCAAGCGTTAGTCCGATCGCATTTTAGTATACTAAAAACTTACAGTTCAGGGATGTCCTTTTTTAGTAGTGCTAAAAGGGGCATCCCTGTTATCTACGTGAACAAAAGTAGAACAGACGGTGACAACCTAAAAACATACCATGAACGCGCCGTTCCAAATACATATGCCAGAGCTTCATGCGGGGCAGGTAGAAGCTTTCAAAATGCCAGGCAGGTTCCGGGCGGGAAGGTGTGGTCGGCGTTTCGGTAAGACAGAATTTGCCCAAACAATCATCGAAGATGGGACAATACGGGGCAAGGCGGTAGGATATTTCGCTCCGTCCTACAAGCTCTTATCCGAAGTATTCGTTTCCGTTCGCCATGTCTTACACCCTCTGATTGAGGTATCAAATCAAACATCTGGAGTCATTCGCCTGATCACTGGGGGACGGGCAGACTTCTGGAGCTTAGAGAATAAGGCAGCAGGTCGGTCGAGGAAGTATCATACCGTCATTATCGATGAGGCGGCATTCACTCCCGATTATATGCTGAAAACGTGGGAGGGAGCTATTCGCCCCACACTCCTAGACTATCGAGGCAATGCGTGGGTCTTTTCGACCCCAAACGGAGTAGACACTGACAATTTCTTCTGGCGTATTTGTAACGATCCAAAATTCGAGTTTAACACCTTTCATGCTCCCACTTGGAAGAACCCTTATATTCCCGCCGACGAAATAGAGAAGCTGAGGAAAAGCCTTCATCCTCTGTTCTTTCGTCAGGAGATTGAAGCCGAGTTCATTGACTGGCGTGGTGTCGCCTTCTTCTCTATCGACAACTTCCTTGTCAACGGCAAACCTGTTCCTTATCCTTTCCTATGTGATTTCGTCTATGCGGTTATAGACACCGGGATGAAGTCGGGTAAAGAGCATGACGGTACCGCTGTCACCTACTACGCTTCTTCATGGCAGCTTGGAGTGGGTCATCCTCTTGTTATTCTTGATTGGGATATCCTCTCGATTGATGGAGCTATGTTGGAAGGTTGGCTTCCTTCTGTTTTTGCGAGACTGGAAGAATTGTCCAAAAAATGTGGAGCGATGAACCGCAAGGTTGCCGCCTTCATTGAGGATAAAGGTTCAGGAACGGTGCTTATTCAGCAAGCACAGAACAATGGATTGCCCGCTCAACCAATCGAAGGGAAGCTTACATCGATTGGTAAAGATGAGAGGGCAATGAATGTTTCGGGGTATGTGTGGTCTCACAAGGTCAAGATGAGCGAAGAGGCTTTCTACAAGGAGACGGACTTTAAGGATCAACTCCAGAATCATTTCATCCATCAAGTCACAGGGTTCCGCGTAGGTGACAAGGACGCAAAAGACCGCGCCGATGACCTTTTAGATACGTTCACCTATGGGGTTAGCATTGGATGCGGCAACATGGAGGGGTTCTGAGTGGTTCGCGATGCGTACACCCCTTTCGAGTAGGGAAACTGAATGTTTATCATGGGCCGCTCAAGGGAAGACCTATCGGGAAATTAGTATGCTTACAGGTGTATCATACGGATCAGTGAAAACGTACCTTGATCAAGCGAGGTATAAGCTTGATGCGGTTAACTTACCCCATGCAGTAGCCCTAGCGATCACTTATGGTGTTATCTTTATGAAGGAAGAAGCAATCGAGAAGCGCCAAAATGTTCGGTATCATGGCGAATTTGGAGCGGCGATAAAATGAGCCCACTTGGTATAATCCTCGTCGTTATCCTCATTATCGTTTTGCTTGGAGGGGTAGCTGGACCTAATATTAATCCTAATTGGCGCTACGGCTATGGTTATGGTCATACTGGCATCGGTCTAGTTGGCATTCTCCTAATCATCATTGTCATCTGGCTATTGTTTGGTGGAGGTCACTTAGGTTATCTATGAACGCCATTATGTACCCAAATGATCGCACCAACGCAGCTGGAGCAATTCCAGTGTACGTTGTTGCGGGTCCTGGAGGTGGTGCAATTCCAGTCAATTTCATGGCGGGAGCAGGATCCCCTGCGTCTGGGCCTATCCCTGTCTACGTGACTGAGGGACCGGGAGCGCCTCCGATTGGGAGTGATCAAGGGAACCCAAATAACGCTATTCCAGTTTATATCTCAGGTGCAGGAGATGCGATGCCGGTATGGGATGTAGCCCCCGCTCCGCCGCCAATACCTGTAAATACAACTCCACCATCCATCACGCCGACAGGTACAGTTACCTCAGGTACACTTTTAACAGCGAATCCAGGTATTTGGACGAATACTCCAATTGGGTTCGATTATCAATGGACTAGAAATGGTACTCCAATTGCTGGACAAAATGCCAGTACCTATACGACTACCATAGTGGACCGAAATAATAATATTGGTTTGACTGTAGCTGCGGACAATGAAGGGGGCAAGAGTTTACCTGAGCCATCTAGCAATGTTGTGGCTATCGCTGGACCCCCTGTCAATGTCGTTGCACCATCAATTAATCCTGTTGGACCTGTTGATTTTGGTACAACATTATCGATGAGCACTGGAGCTTGGACTAATAATCCAACTAACTATTTTTATGGTTGGCAACGAAATGGTTCGTCTATTTCTGGTGCTAATACAAACCAATATACAACCACAGAGGCTGATGCCAATGGAGTAATTTCTGGAGTCGCTCAAGCACAGAATGCTGTGGGTGGCGGTATTGCTACATCCACGTCTAATCAGGTTTCTGTAAATCCTCCAGAGCCAGCCTTAACCCCAGCTAATTTTGATGTTTCTCTCCCAGTAACGCAGGGTCAAATTGTTGGTACATGTGTCGCAACAAATAATCCAAATGCTTGGGCCCTTGTCGAAACTGGTGGTACTCCTTCAGGAATGTTTACCATAGATAGTTCAGGTGTGGTTACGGTGGCAAATGCCGCAGCCATAATAGCAGGTACCTATACCTATACCCTTTACGCACAGAATGATATAGGTATAGGTGTTCCAAGCACTTGCACCATCAACGTGACATAGGAGCTTTAGATGCCCCAATACCCCATGGTAGTAGGTGCAAGTTGGGCCAAGAAGTTTTGGGGCGTTGAGGTCGTTGATCCAACACCTGAGGTGCCTGTTAATTTTGATCCCCCTGTTGTGATGCTTGAGACTGGGGGAACAGGGGTTCCTGGCGATGCGGTTGAGA